TAACATATTAAGATGTGTTTGTCAATCCAATTCTTTCTCCTGTTAAATTGCCCTACTATAAATAAAAATTGTAAGTAAATAAGCCACACATATTTCATATTCTCCCCCCTTTTTATCTGAGAAGACCCTTCTTATAAGTAGTCTTTCCCTTAACTCTTAGAGCCGTTAGAGTATTTTTACGATTAGTTCCATCTTTCTTATAAGAACAATGTACCCATCCACTATTAGGATTAACACCATCGTAAAATTCTAAAATGAGTTGATCAAAATCTAGATGTTTTGCAATCCATTCTGCAAGATCTGGATTTGATATTCGTGTAGATTCAAAGTCGGCTGCTTCTCCGTTGCAATGTTGACTCGTTTTAGACCCGCCTACTTTTGAATTAAGTGCAGGGGAACGATATCCACTATTGACACGAATTGGCCCGAACTCATTTCTTATTGGTTGTAATATAAAATTACAAAGATTTACTAGATTGATAACGTGTCCTCTAGTAGCATCATTTGAGATTCCAAGTCTATCTGCTGTGGAACTTTTTATCATCTCTGGATATGAAAAATTCTTAGTTAAATATCCATTGTATGTTTCTGCCATAATGTTCCTTTACTGTTTTCTAATATCAAATGACCCTGTAGACGGATCAAATTTTAAAACAACTTTCATTTCTATTGGCATAAAATTGCCATCTTTCATCTGTACAGGAAGTTTACCTTCTACTGCACCTTTAAGAGCATCTTTTGCATTCTCAAATGCATGAGATTTGTCGCCCTTTATAATTTTATCTAATTCTTTTTTTGCGTTGTCTGGAAGTATATCATCTATCATCTTTTCAACGTGTTCTTCTGCCAAATCTTGAGCTTTATCAACTACTAATCCAGCAACTACATTGAATAGCATTCCTGCAAGTGGTAACATATTAATCTCCTACTAATAATTTAAAACAAAAACCCCTTCAAAGTATATATTTCCTTGAAGGGGCTTGGAGAATTACTTCTTCTTATGTTCGATCACCGATGGTGATGAAATAGGAATAATACGAGGTTTCTTTTCCTCTGGAACTATTTTCTCCAAACTAATGTTCAAAAGACCATTAGTGAACTCTGCACTTTTGACAACCATGTCATCTGATAGAGTCCATGCCTTAGAGAAGATCCTTTTGGCGATCCCTCTATGAACATACTGCTCGTCCGCAGTATCTTTAGATTCTTTTGAACGTACTGTGAGAGTACCATCCGCTACTTCAACTTCAATATCATCTTCAGAGAATCCCGCAAGGGCTATCTCAATGATATAGTTATACTCATCCACCTTACGAATATTGTATGGGGGATAACCAGTATCTTGTTGAGTAGGAGAGTGCATCAGACGATGAAACATAGAATCGAATCCTACGGAAAGACCCATAAAACGTTCTAAGTCGCCTGCTGTGAAATGTGAGTGATGTGCTAATTGTACCATAGTGCCTCCTTATATAAAGCAAGGTTATAAAATAATCCCCACCCTCTAGCACGAGCGGTGGGTAAGTTTAAGGTTTCCTTAATTGGACAACCTCAATCGTGCCATCCTTCTCCTTTGAGGAAATGATGACAGCGATGTTTTAAAACAATCCAAATCAATATTATTAATGAATCTGCAGCATAACTGCCTTCTTTCACCAACAATGTGTATTTTGTCTTCACCACTATTTATACTCCAATTCGTGTTTCATTATTAAAAATAATTAAAATTGATAATAACTCTCGTATTTTGATCTGTACATGATGTTCCTGTATGTTTCATGTTGGCGGGAAAACTAATTAACCTATTTGCAACACTTTCTACTTTTGTACCATCTTCAAATTTAGTATAACCATTATTAGTATTTACATAAAAAATAGAAGTTGTGAAGTGTTTCCATTTTTCTTCTGACACAACTGAATCAACATGAAATTCATTTTCAACAATATTCAATGTTCTCGTAAGTAAATTGGCCTTTATTTTATATAATGATATTGCGTCTATTTTGACCAATATAGGATTTATTGTTTCTATATTATTAGAAGTTGCAACATAGTTGTTATAAAAACAATGAACGAATTGATATTTGTTTATATCATCATCAGAATCAATTATATCATTATAAAACCAAGAAAAATATTCTCCCATTATGTTATTTTGTAATTTATCAAAATTTTCTTGGTCTAAAAAATTATCTATTATTTTCATATAATATAATTATACTAAGTTTTGACGAAAAAGTCAAGTTAAAAAATTGAAATTAATAACCATTCTAATTTTTTCATCCGTACAAGAAGTGCCACGATGTTTCGTTTCTTCTGGAAATGAAACAATTCTATTTGCAACACTTTCAACTTTCGTTCCATCCTCAAATTCTGTATATCCATTATTGGTATTCATATACAAAATTAAAGTGGTATATGGTATTACTCCCATATTTCCACCAATATCAGTATGGAATGAATTTGGTTCTATTTTCGGTGTTCTTGTGAGTAGATTGGCCTTTATCCGATATATCTCTTTAATTCTTATTCTACTTAAAACAGGATTAAGCACCCCATAATGTGTAGAAGTTGGGCCCAGATTTTCTTTGTAAAAACTATGAGTGAATTGGAATTTATCTTCATCATCTGCATAATCTATTGCATCATTATAGACCCAATTAAAACTCCCACCAAGCATTGTATTTTTTAAAACTTGAAAAGATTTAGGATCTAGAAAATTATCTAGAATCACTGGCTCCATATTAATTCAGTTTATACCTTCTATCAACTTGTCTAATGTCATGTTTCTCATGATCATATATGTAAACTTCTTTAATTGGGCCTTCAATGTTCTTATCCCAATACTCAAGAAATTTACCTATTCTTGGAAATTTCGGTCTTCGGTCTTCTGTCTGCCACACAAATTCGTTTAAAATGTGTATATGGTCTGGAAGATAATATACTACTTGAACAGATGCAATAGTCCATTTTTCTATAATATAAGTCAAATTATTCCTTCCCTGTTGAACCAAATCCTCCATCTCTGTCAGTTTTTCTTTCTGGGCGTTCATCGAGCTCTAACAACACGTGCTGTTTCTCTAGAACTAATTCTGCTTGACAGATACGTTCTCCGTTGGTTACAAATTGTTGATATCCACTTATGTTGTATATCATCATGTAAACTGGCTCTACGTAATCAGAGTCAATGATTCCCACATTATTCGCAAGAGTTAATCCGTATTTCAATGCAAGACTTGATCTTGGATATAAACGAACTGAGTGATTTTTAGGAATGTCTAAGATCAATCCAGTAGGAACTAACATTCGTTCTGTTGGATTGATTTGGACTCTTCCTTTTACAACTCTTCTTTCTCTAATTTCTATATCTTGGTCATGATGACTTACATATACTTTTACTTCCGAATCTTCTGGCATAAAAGAATGTAAGTCAAAACAAGCCGATCCTTCTGTTGCACGAACAGGATCTTTTACTGCGGAATCTAATTTGAAATATAAAAGATCACTCGTCATTCTCATCAGCATCCCTCTTATTCCCAATATTATATTTTGGAGTTAAATCCCATTCGTCTTTCTCCTTGAAAGATAAGATCTTTAACTGGCTCAATGGAACTGTAGGCTCTGCTGATTTGTCTGGTTCGACCAGAGTAATTAATTCCCATTCAGAGAGTAGATTTGCAATACTGTTTCTTCGAGCAGTATCGTTCTCTGTGAAATTAGTGGTCTTGCCATCTAATGCAAAAAGTTCTTTAAAATGTACTATGTAATATTTTCCCTGCTTGTGCAGGATGTGACAAGATTGAAATAAAGTCTTTTCTTTGCGTGATGCGATTCCTATTCGTGTTAAGGTTTCTCGTACCTTTAGGAAATCATCGGCTTCTTTCAACTTCACTTCAACCATCGCTTGGATGAGTGTATCGTTCATGTTGTTCCTTTCAATCCACCTATATCAATTTGTTGTTTAATAATGTTCAGTTGCGAATCATCGAGCAAGGTTGAATAGTCTCTCGCCTTTTCATAATTGCACTTGTAATAACTCTTGATTATATCAAGAATTTCATTATTCTCTTTTTTCCTTTTCAACCATTTACCATATCTTTTCTTTGGTCTAATACTATTTAGAAAAAAGTCAAATTGAAGTTTGTGATCTGCATAACTACGAAAGTTCATTTCGTTTGCATATAATGCAGTATCGTGATTGAAACTTAGGCCACGATTCACGATAAAAGGTTTGTAATCCTTCTCCGATTCTGGCGTTTCATCCATGAGATTCTTCTTCCCATAGTTGATTTGATTTATGAATTCAAAAGGGCTCATGCGAACTCACATTCCGCCATCAACTCTATCAGGCAAGCAACCAAATTAATCTCTTGGTCTG